GCCATGGCGCTGACGTTCCGCGCGGCGCATATCTTCACCGTCGAGGCGCTGGCGGAGGTCCACGAAGGCTATATCGACAAGCTCGGCAACAACGCCCGCGCTCTGCGCGACAAGGCGCGTGCGTGGCTGGCAGCCGCCAAGGACAATGCCGAGACCATGCGCCTTGCCGCGGCCAATCAGACGCTCAAGGACGAGATCGCGTCCACCAATGCGCGCATGGAAGCCATGGAAGCGCGCATGCAGGAAATGTTGGCGAGCGCGGCGCCGCGGCGCGGACGGCCGCCCAAGGATGCCGAGGCCGCCTGATGCCGTCCAGCACACCCAAGCAGGCTCGTGTCATGGCGGCGCTTGCCCACGGCTGGCACCCTGATAAGGGCAGCTTGGCGCGCATCCCCGTCAGCGTGGCAAAGGAATTCAACGCCGCGGATCAGGCCAAGGCGCATGCCGGGGGCCGGGTCAGGCGGGCTCTTGGTGAACGGCCGACGAAATGAGCCTTCTCGCGATTTGCCAGGCGGTTGCCGTTGAAGTGGGCGTGGCCGAGCCGTCGTCCATTGCAGCATCCACGGGCAGCAACGAGAAGAAGCTGTTGCGCCTGGCCAATCAAAGCGGGCAGCACCTTGCGCGCTATCACGACTGGCAATCGCTGACGATTTCCTACACGTTCACGTCGCTGGCGACGCAAGTGCAGACAGACAAGCTACCGGCTGACTTCGCGCGCTTCGTGTACAACGCCGAAATTTGGAACCGCAGCCTCAATTTGAAACTGATTGGCCCCACACCGTCCCGCTACTGGTCACAGTTGTTGAATGGCATCACGGGCGGGGTGAGCGGATGGTGGCGGCTGTTGGGCGGGCAGCTGAATGTGCTACCGGTCATGACGGCGGGGCAAACCGTGGCATTCGACTACATCACCCGCAATTGGGCCGCGTCATCGGGCGGTACGCCAAAGGCGGCATTCGACGCGGACGATGACGTATGCGCCATTATCGCCAACACGGGTGAGACGATCGGCGAGGATTTGCTCGTTCTCGAAATGATCTGGCGTTGGCGCAAGTCGCTTGGCCTGGCGCAATACGCCGAGGACATGGTGACGTGCGAAATGGAGAAGGAGAAGGCCGCTGGCCGCGACCGCGGCACCGGCCGCATCCGCACCGATCCGGCAGGCACCAATTGGCCGCCGCCGCCCTATTTCGGCGGCACGGTGGGATGATATGCGCAAGCCGCTGAGCGGGGTCACAGCGCGCGGCCGGCTTCCGGGCTTCCGTGTGGCGCCTGTCCCGCAGACCGCAGGTGCTATTTCCATTCCGGCGCCGGCCGAGGGGCTTGACGCGCTTTCGCCGATTGCGGCCATGAAAGAGACGCGAGCGCTTACGCTCGTTAATCTGTTCCCGCAGCCTGGCTATGTCGAGATACGCGGCGGGCATGCGCGTTATGCGCTGGTGGGCGCTGCAGCGATCGAAAGCTTGTTGCCGTATCACGGGCTTACATCGGCGACGGATGCGCTGTTCGCGGCCACGTCGTCCGTAGTCTCGAACATCACTGTCGCGGCGACCACCACGGCGAGCATCGCGTTGTCCGGCATGAACAGTGCGCGCTGGCAGCATACCAACTTTTCAAATACGGCCGGCAATTGGCTGCACATCTTCAACGGTGAGGATGTGCCGCGCATGTACGATGGAACGACATGGGCGACATGCTCGGTGACCGGCATTACGCCGACCGATATCATTGCCGGGGCGGTGTTCAAAGAGCGCCTTTGGCTGGTGCGCAAGAGCACGATCAACCCGGCTTATCTGGGCGCGGACGCTGTGCAGGGAACCGCTACGCCCTTCGATCTCTCGGGCGTGTTCAACGAAGGCGGCTTTCTACAAGCCATCGGTACGTGGTCGGTGGAGGGTGGCAACGGGCCGGACGACAGGATCGCGTTTCTCACATCGCGCGGCGAGATTGCCATTTACGCCGGCACCGACCCCAGCAGCAATTTCGTAATTGTGGGGGTGTATAAAGTTGGTCCCCCGCTTGGCCGTCGATGCATGCTCAAGGTTGGCTCGGACCTGGCCATTATCTGCATGGATGGGGTGGTGTCGCTCAAAGTCGCCATGACCACGGACAGAGCGGCGGCGCAGCAGTCCACCTTGACGCGGACCATTCAACCGCTGATCAACCAGGCAACGCGGCTTTACAAGGACAACTTCGGGTGGCAGTTGCTTGGCTATCCGTTGGGCACCAGGGCAATCCTTAATGTCCCAGCAATTCCGGCTGGCACGGGTGCTCTTGCCCAAGAGCAATTCATCATGAATGCCGTAACCGGCGCCTGGTGTCAGTTCAAGCAGGAATACGCCAATTGCTGGGCGGTATGGCAGGACCGGCTATTTTATGGCGACAATTCGGGCCGCGTTTACGAGGCGGACTGCCAGGGCTTCGACGAAGGCTCGGCAATCGATTTCGATGTCGAAACGGCTTTCAACTACTGCAAGACGCGCGGGCAGAAGAAGCAATTCACCATGTGCCGGCCACTGCTTACGTCGGATGGGGCTGTCGCGCCCTCTCTGGCGATCAACACGGACTTCGACCGCAATGCCATTGGCAGCCCCGTGAGCTTTGAGCAAAGCGGTCAGGCGCAATGGGACGTGGCGGTGTGGGATGTGGACGTGTGGCCAACCGAGCGCACGATCATTGCCAATTGGGTGACTGTGCCGGGTACTGGCAATTGCGCATCCATTCGCATGTCGGGCAGCATCGAGGCGCCAGCCGGCCAGGAAAGCGGCAACTTCGTGTTTCAGATCAACGGCTTTGACTTGCTGTTCCTCATGGGTGCGTCTGGGCCATGATCATCCCCGCCAACAACGTCGACGCGCGCCATGGCCTGGCCATGTGGCTGGCTGGAAAGCTGGACATTGAACGCGACGTTCTTATCGGCAATGCGCCCTTTGAGATTGTGGGGGTGGCGCGGCAGGATGGCGTGCTTATGGGCGTGGTGCTGTACAATAACTATCGCGGCGCGCAAATCGAGATGGCCTGCGCCGGCATGCCGGGGTGGCTGACGCGCGAAACCCTTGCGGAACTGTTCGCATACCCGTTTATACAACTGGGGTGCTGGACCGTCCTAACGGGTGTCAAGCGCGCAAATGCCAAGGCGCGCGAATTCAACCGCAAGCTTGGCTTCCGCGAGCTGTGCGCCATCCCCCAGGCGCCGCAAAAGACCGGGGATACCATTCTGTACTGCATGACGCGCGATCAATGCCGTTGGCTGAAGGGTGAGAGGCTGCACTGATGTCCAAGAACGCACCCGACATACCCGATCCCTACGCAGTATCGCGGGCACAATCCGCGTCCAATGTCGCCACGGCGCAGGCGCAAGCCAAGCTTGGCATGACGGGCCAGACGACGCCCACGGGCACGCTGAATTGGGTGGCAGACCCCAATAGCCCATCCGGCTATCGGGCCATGACGAGCCTGTCCCCGGACCAGCAAGGTTTGCTGGACGCGACCACGGGCGCGCGAACGACGGCCGCGGGCAACGTGGCCAATGCACTCGGGACGCCGTTCAGCTTGGATGCGTCGCGGTCCAAGGTACTGACGGACGTAAACCAGACCCTCATGGACCCCATGTGGGCGCAGCGCGAGCAGTCGCTTCAGGCGGACTTGCTCAACCGCGGCATTCGTCCCGGAAGCGACCAATGGGTGAACGAGACGCGGAATTTCGAGGACTCGCGATCGCGTGCCTACGATCAGATGTTCCTGGACAGCTACAACAACGCCAATCAGTGGGCGTTGACAGAGCACAATACGCCTTTCACCGATGCGGGCGCCGTCTTCGGCCTTCAGCAGCCTACATCGCCGCAATGGGCCAGCACCCCCGCGCCCGGTGTGGCGCCCACGGACGTTTCCGGCAACGTCAATCAGAACTATGCCATTCAGCAGGCGGCGTACAATGCGCAGACGGGCGGGCAATATGGCTTGGCCGGCACTGTGCTTGGCGGTTGGGCGCGCGCTGGCTTCCCAGGTGCGGGAACAGCTGCGAGCGCCATTGGCAGCGCGCTTATGCTTTGAGGATGACGCATGGCTGACGATACCACTTTTGCCGGCATCCCCGCTGCTGACAGCGGTGTCTATACGCCGCAAACGCAGCAGATGCGGGCGCGTGTCGCGCAGGCATTGCTTCAGCAGGGAATGGACCTTAGCCCGATCGGCAGTCCGTGGCAGGGCGCGGCGCGTGTGGCGCAGGCCATTATGGGCGGCTACGACGTTGGCAAGATCGAGCGGGAGGACAAGGCGAATAGCGCCGGTACGACGGCGCTGATCAATTCCATTCTTGGCGGGGGCACTGCCGGCGCTGCGGCGCCTGCGGCTGGCGCGGCCTCTGCGGCTTCCGGTGCGGCCTCCCCTGCGCCGGCCAGCTACATGGATTGGGTGCGCGGCCAGGAAGGCTTCCGCGCCAACCCTTACAGCGACTACCGCCAAACCAGCATTGGCTATGGCACCCGGGCGCAGCCCGGCGAGACGGCGATTAGCGAGCCGGAGGCGCGCACGCGCCTGGAAACCGAAGTCAACCGCGCCCGCAATCTGGTATCGGCTGCCTACCCGAATTTGACGCCGGGACAGCTGGACGCGCTCGGCGACTTGACGTTCAATACCGGTACGGCCTGGATGAACTCGGGGCTCGGCCAGGCTGTGAGCCGCGGCGATTGGCAGACGGCCGGCCAGCTCTTTCAGCAGTACAACAATGCAGGCGGGCAGCCGAATGCCGCGCTGACGGCTCGCCGCGCCGCGGCGGCGCCATGGCTTACCAGCTCGACGCCTTGGGGAACGCCGGCCGCGGCGCCGCAGTCCATTCCGGGCGTCACCGTATCGGCCGATGGCGTCTCGCCCGAAGTCGCGCAGGAAATGCAATCCCATGCTGTGCCGGGCGCTACGGGTTCCACGGCGGCTGCGCCGGCCGCGACCGCCGCCGCGCCCGCCGTGGGCGCTGCAAGCGCCGTGGGCGGAGTGCAGATTTCCCCGCAGGCGCGTGCCGTCATCGGTGCGGTTGCCCGCCAGAACCCCGCAGCGGCGCTGCAAATGCTATTGCCGCTGGTGGCGAAGCCGGACCAGCCCACGGACAAGCAGCGTGACTATGCCGCCTATGTGCGTGATCAAATTTCGCGCAATCAGCCCTATCAATCGTTCAATGAGTGGGACTTGGGGCGATTGCAAGCCGGCCGGCAAATCACCACGAACAATGTCATCCAGGGCGGCGAGCAGACGCAATCGCAGGAACTCGGCCGGGCTCGCGCGCAGCAGGAAATTACCATCCGGGCGGCCGGCGACAAGGCGTATGAGACGCTGGGGCGCATTCACGTCATGCAGCAGGCCATGACCGATCCGGGGTTCTACTCGGGTGCTGGCGCCGATGTGGTGCAGACACTCAAGCGGGCCATTACCGCGCTTGGCGGCAATGCCGATGCGGTATCGTCTATGGAAACGTTCGGTGCGCAGGCGCAAAACCTCGTGCTCTCCAATATCGGCGGAAGCCTAGGAACGGGCATTAGCAATGCCGATCGCGACTTTATCCAGGGGACGGTTGCGAGCCTTCAGCACACGCCCGCCGGCAATAACCAGCTCTTGACGATCGCGGAGCGGCTGGAGCAGCGCAAAATCCAGGTGGCAAATTTCCTCGATGAATACGCATCGGCGCATGGCGGCCGGATCGATGAAGGCTTCTCGGCCGCGCTTCGGCAATGGCG